AAAGAAATAAGAGCGGAAGAAATATTATATGAAGGAGTAAAAATAGTCGGTTTAAATAAGCTTTTGAAGTGGAGTTTAGCTGAGAATATGACTCGACCTAAGTCTGATACCACTAAAGTAAATATGAGCTATAACATTGTAGCTCCTAGAATGTACAAAGGAAAAGTTGACTCATTAGTTAACCGAATGATAACCTTCGCTGACATGATTCAGCTTACACATTTAAAATTGCAACAAGTAATGTCAAGGGTTGTACCTGATGGTGTTTATTTAGATGCAGATGGTATAGCTGAAATAGATTTAGGCAATGGAACTAATTATAGTCCGCAAGAAGCATTAAATATGTATTTTCAAACCGGTAGTGTTATTGGTAGATCAATGACTCAAGACGGTGAATTTAATAATGCTCGTGTACCTATTCAAGAATTACAGTCTTCTTCGGGTAATGTTAAAATGGCAAGTTTAATTAATAATTATAATTTTAACTTGCAAATGATTAGAGATGTTACTGGATTAAATGAAGCAAGAGATGGTAGTATGCCAGATGGCAACGCTTTAGTAGGTCTACAAAAAATTGCTGCTGCTAATTCAAATACTGCGACTAGGCATATATTACAATCTGTTTTATATTTAACATCGAAAACTGCAGAAGCGATATCGTTAAGAATTTCTGATGTGTTAGAGTTTTCTGATATGAAAGAATCTTTTATTAGGTCCATAGGTGATGTTAATGTAGGTATTTTAGAAGAAATAAAAGATTTTCATTTACATGATTTTGGTATATTTTTAGAATTAGCGCCTGATGATGAAGAAAAACAATTATTAGAAAATAACATACAGGTTGCGTTACAAAGAGATCAAATTCACCTTGAAGATGCTATAGATATTAGAGACGTTAAAAATTTAAAGTTAGCTAATCAATTACTTAAGCTTAGACGTCAAACTAAATTAGCAACCGATAGATTAACTCAATTAGAAAATATACAGGCTCAATCTAATTCTAATGCACAAGCTGCACAAGCCGCTGCTGCTGCAGACGCTCAAAAACAAGAAGCTATAACGGCCAGCAAAGTACAGTTAAATAGATCTCAGCTTGAGTTTGATATTACTAAGATGGAAAGAGAAGCTGCTATTAAGAAAGAATTAATGATGCATGAATTCGAACTTAACATGCGGTTAAAAGATGCTGATCTTAAAGTAATAAATAAAAGAGAAGAGTACAAAGAAGATAGAAAAGACGAAAGAACCAAAATACAAGCTACGCAGCAATCTGAATTAATAGATCAAAGAAAAAATAATTTACCACCTAAAAAATTTGAATCGGCTGGGTTTGACAATCTAGGCGGATTTGGATTAGAACAATTTGAACCAAGATAATAATATTTAATCATGTCTGAAGAAGTAAAAGAAATTAAAGTAGATGAATCGGCTGAACTAAGTAGGTCTGAAAAAGAAGAACAGCTTTTAAATAAAGCAGGTTTTAAAACAGAAGATGGAACTTACAAGGTAGATTTAAGAATACCACCAAAAACAGAAAAAAATGCCGTTCAAGAGCAAAGCCCAGATGAGGTTTCTATACGCGACGAATCCTCAACTAGCGAAGAAGTTCAAAAAGAAAACACCGAAAAAGAAGTTAAAAAGTCTTCCACAGAAAGTGAAAAAGAAGTAATTTTAGAAGAAATTACAGATGAAAAAGATACAACTAACGAGGCAAGAGTGGCAGGAAGCGATGAAAGTACCCCAGCCGTACAGGAACAAAAAGAAGTACAACCGCAAGGACAAACACAAGTCGAATTACCAGAAAATGTAGGCAAGTTAGTTGACTTTCTAAAAGATAATCCAGGTGCTACAATACAGGATTATGCTAGATTAAACGCAGATTATAGTAATGTTGATGAAAAAACATTACTTAATGAATATTACAAACAATCAAAGCCTCATTTAGATCAAGAAGAAAGAAATTTTTTAATTGAAGATAATTTTTCTTATGATGAAGAACTAGATGATGAGCGAGAAGTAAAACGCAAAAAACTTGCGTATAAAGAAGAAATCGCAAAAGCAAAAAACTTTTTAGATGAAACAAAGGATAAATATTATTCAGAAATCAAGTTGAAGTCTGGATTAAATCCTGAACAACAAAAAGCTATTGACTTTTTCGATCGATATAATAAAGAGCAATCTGAAATGCAAACTTTGCAGCAAAAACAAAGTGAACATTTTAACAAAGTAACTGAAAGTTTATTTAACGAAAATTTCAAAGGTTTTGATTTTAAAGTAGGAGATAAACGCTATAGATACAATGTTAAAGATGCCCAAAGTGTGAAAGCCGCACAAAGTAATGTTATGGATGTTCTAGGAAGTTTCTTAGATGAAAATAGCATGCTAAAAGACAGTGCAGGTTATCACAAAGCTTTATTTGCAGCAAGGAACGCAGATGCTTTAGCAAACCACTTTTATGAACAGGGCAAAGCTGACGCGATTAGAAACTTGAACGCTGAGTCAAAAAACATTAATATGGGGCCTCGTCAAACTTCTAATGGTGTTATTGAAACCGGAGGAATGAAAGTAAAAGCTGTAAGCGGAAATGATAGCTCAAAGTTAAAAATTAGATTTAAAAAATAAAAAATAAAAAATGGCAACTGCAACATTTACAACGCCAACTGACTTGACTCCCAATGCGAGTAAAGTTACTTTGGCTGAAAACTATTTAAATTTCCACACTGGTGGAGTAAACTGGACTCAACAATATCTTCCTGATTTATATGAGCAAGAAGTAGAGCGATACGGAAACCGTAGCGTATCTGGATTCTTAAGAATGGTAGGCGCTGAAATGCCTATGACATCTGACCAAGTTATCTGGTCTGAGCAAGCTCGTTTGCATTTATCTTATAAAGGTGCCGCTCTTGCTGCTGATAGTAGTAATACAAACGTTATTACTATTGCTGCTAGTGGAACTCACGCTATTCGCGTTGGACAAACTGTAGCTGTAGGTGATGAAACTACAGGTGTAGTAGTTAAAGGTTATGTTACTGCTGTGGCGGCTGATAATACTACTTTGACTGTAGCTGCTTATGCTAGCGCAACTGGTCTTGAAGATGCTGGTCTTAGTGCCTCTAATACTGTAAGTTTATTCGTTTATGGTTCTGAATTTGCTAAAGGTACTGACGCAATAGATGGATCTGTAGAGCCTAACTTTCAATCTTTTTCTAACCGACCTCTTATCTTAAAAGATAAATTTGAAGTTTCTGGTTCAGATGCTTCTCAAATCGGTTGGGTAGAAGTTACAGGTGAAGCTGGTCAAACAGGTTACTTATGGTATATGAAAGCTGAGTCTGAAACTAGATTAAGATATGAAGATTATTTAGAAATGTCAATGGTTGAAGGTGAGCTTGCGCTGGCTGGATCTGGTGTTGCTACTAATGGTCTTGCTTCATCTGGTTCTGGTACTCAAGGTTTATTCTCTGCATTAGAAGAAAGAGGTAATGTATATGCTGGTTTTTCTGGTGCTGCTAACCCAGGTGCTGGTGCATTAGGTGATTTTGATCAGATTCTTGCTCAGTTAGATTTACAAGGAGCTATTGAGGAAAACATGTTATTCTTAGACAGAGCTACTGCTCTTGATTTTGATGACATGATTGCTGCTCAAGCTGGTGGTGGTTATAACAACACAAGCGCTGCTTCTTATGGTCTATTTGACAACGAAGCTGAAATGGCACTTAACTTTGGTTTCTCTGGTTTCAGAAGAGGTTCTTATGACTTCTATAAAACTGATTGGAAATATCTAAACGATGCTACAACAAGAGGATTAGTAGATGACATTAAAGGTGTGTTAATACCTGCTGGAACATCTACAGTATATGATCAAATGTTAGGATCTAATATCAGACGTCCTTTCTTACATGTAAGATATAGAGCTTCTGAGACTGACGACAGAAGAATGAAGTCATGGATTACTGGTTCTGTAGGTGGTGCTTATACATCATCTTTAGATGCTATGGAAGTTCATTACTTATCTGAAAGATGTCTATGTGTACAAGCTGCTAATAACTTCGTATTGTTCGTAGCATAATTTATTAACCTTTTAAAATTTTAAATTATGGGAGCATTAAGAATAAACAAAGTAGATGGTACATCTGATTTTATAGATTTAAGTGGTTTTTCAAGTGCTAGTCTTGAAACTTTTGCGTCTGAGTCAAGAATTACTTTGACGCCTATAGATCCAGCACTAGGTAATACAGTTGTTACAATTGAAAGATTTCGTACACAGCCACAGGATTCAGTATGGGTATATTCAAGTGACGCGGCTTATGTTGCTATCAGTAAATTACCTATTGAATATGGGTATCCTAATTTAGGAACTAGTACTTTTTCATATCGAGAATATGACGCAGTTAAGACTGCTACAAGTGCTATACAAAGTGCTTTAGGTAGTTCTTCTAGTGATGAAATAGTATACAGTGAAATAACTGCAATAGCTGATAATGTTGATAGTATTGATACTATGAAAAAGCTTTTGGATCAGATTGATAGTAAAGCAGCTATCGCTGAAACTTTGAGGATTGATACAATTGCAGAGTGTACTGATACAACAGAAAATGGTGATACTTTCACTGGTCAAGGTTGTAACTGTCCATCTTTAACTCCAGGACAACCTGGTATAGGTGGTGCAAACACACCTTGTTGTGAGGCTTGTGGAAACGCAGTGTATCAATCTGAATTACTTAAGATTGTAGATATAGCTGGTCCTATTTCTAAGAAACACCAATATTTATTTGCAAACGTGACTGTAACATCAGGTCCTGCATAAATAAATATAAAATATAATAAGCCCCTTTAATTAGGGGCTTTTTAAAACATAAATTATGGGAAAAATAAATATAAAATTAGCCAATAATTACATTTACAATCCACAAGATGCAGCCTCAGATTATTCTGCAAGCAATAGAACGATAACTATTGCAGTACCTGAAAATATTAAATCTTTACAAATACCTGATGGTCCAGCAGTTAATCTTCAAGAAGCTTTTGGTTGTTGGGGTGAGATGGAAGATGGACGTTATTGGGGATTAGCAGTTTGTTATTTAAAAAATCAACAAGCAGGTTTTCAAGAAGAATGGGACAAATCTCAAGATTTATTAGAATCAAACGGGCAAATAACAGCAGGAGTTAGAACTATACAACAAAATTCTAACAAAACCGATTGGTCAGGGGCTCAAATTACTAATCAATTATTTATTGATGGAGCTAAAAAAGCTCTTGCCAATTTAAATAGTTTAATAATAAATAAACAAGATGATTGGGAAGTAGACTTTAATGTTCAGTTTGATCCTAGTGGTACATTAGGTCATGATTATAAATATACATTGGGATTTAGTGGACCTCCAGGTTGGCCAGAAGGATCTACACAGCCAGCTGGAAGACATGACAAAGGAGATCGTACAATAAATAGTTATTTATATACAGGAGCTTATGGAGATGTAAGAGCTTGGATGAGTGGATCTAACATTAGTTTTTATAATGCACAAGCCACTACAGCAACATCTGTTGCATCAATTGAAAAATTTTTAGATGGTGCTACTAATGAGTGTAGTGATGAGCAATCAAGTAGAATAGAGGATCAATGGGAGCAAATTCTTAACCCACCGGGTGGAAAATAAAAATAAATAAACAATTATATTATATTATATTATGAAAGAAAAAACAACATGGGAGGTAAAAGATAGAAACTATTACCTTACAAATGATTATTCACCTTTGACATATACTTTAAGATCAAAACATACGAGACGTTTTCCGTTAATGTATTTTGACAATGATAAAGGACATCAAAGAGAATTAAGATATGCAACTAATATGGCGAGTCCATTTGTTGATGAACAAACTGGTTTAGCTACATTAGAACATATTGTGTTTGAAAATGGTATCTTAAATGTTCCAAAAGAAAAACAAGTTTTACAAAAGTTACTATCGTTATATCATCCAAAGCGTGATGTTATTTATAGCGAATTAAATCCTGAAGAGGATGCAAAAGATGATATTGACGTTATAGAATTAGAAATTGAAGCTCTTTTAGCCGCTAGAACTATGGATATTGATCATGCGGAAGCAATTGTACGGTCTCAGATCGGAAATGAGGTATCTGACATGACTTCTAAGGAGATTAAAAGAGATTTATTAGTATTTGCTAAGAATGAACCAGAATTGTTCTTAGAACTCGCTAATGACGAAAATATTAATATTAGAAATATAGGTATTAAAGCTGCAGAACAAGGATTAATACTTTTATCAAATGACCAACGTACATTTACGTGGGCATCTAACAAAAAGAAAATTGTTACTGTTCCGTTTGATGAAAACCCTTACTCAGCATTAGCCGCTTACTTTAAAACCGACGACGGTATTGAAGTTTACAAAGTTATCGAAAAG